TGGCATGATTCTNGTTATGGGACTTTTCCAATCCACATTACCTTCATATCCTAATAAATCTTTCTTATGGCGAATCACTACCCCACGATTTAGTAGCATCTTCACATCAAAATTATCTCGTTTTAATTCGCCGCCCCAACGATTAACAAATGAATTGTCTTGACTAGAATCCAATAGTGCTTCCACAGGATTTTTTCGGACAATACGTGCACTCGCTATCTTTGGTACATCTGAATAAAACTGAAAAGGATGCTTATATTGGCATCCTGCTGACATACGATTCATTGCACCATTCCCATTTGTTGTTTCAGCAAAAATATCTTCAATTAGATTTTCTGTTAAGTCATAAAAAATGTGATAACATTGCGCTGTAATCTCACCCATACTGACNTTAGGAGCTGCCACTCGAAATAGTTGTTCACCATCAGGAGTTNGAACTTTAATNATACTCATTCCCTCTATTTCCAGACCACGCGGCGCAAACAATGGATAACTAAATGAAAATAAAAATAAACCATTGAGTTCTTCCTCAACAGTTGCGTTATAAATATTTTTATCTAAAGCCCCTATACCATTGTGTGTAAAATCAGTCTCATTTGGTTTATATAAAGTAATCATTTATATCTCCACCTAGGTCGAATTTCCATAAATTGAATTGCTCCTGACCACTCTATTGTATTTTCTCCTACGTTNAATATAGGGAACTGCCCAACCATTTTATTATTCATTGATATGGTATCGGTATATGCTTCAAGTATTTCTGAGTCTATGACAACAGAACCATTCACATCTTTTATTTGAAAAGAGACATCATTGATTGTTATACGGAAAGTACCATTTCCCACAATCCAAAACTTAGGATCAGATTCAATTGTACCTGGATTATAAATTACACCAGGTTTGGTGAGCTTTAGATTNACATCCTCTGTATATTCAAAGGGATCTAGCTTAAAATCCACTTCAAATTCACCGTGTTCTTCAATTTCATTTACAATATCACCTACTACAACATGTTTAATTTTTCGATACACATCATCATCAGTAAAATATAATGTCTTTCCATTCATCAACCAAGCCTTCATACGTCGCACTAACGGCTTAATATTNTCTTCTTCAAGCATATTNAACTTTATTTTTAAAGGAACGTCTTTAAACGCCCCTTTTTTTGTAAGTGAACCATGTCTACCAGACACTTCAATATGTTCTACTTCTTGTTCTGCTGTAGGAATAACAGGGCGTCCTACTATACATATTCCGTANTCACTTGCCAACTGATTATCGATACCTATGTCTAGCAATTTAAGTCCTCCCTATTCCTATTTTTACATTACGACCACGCTCAGCAAACCAATCATTTGCTTTTTCAAACATACGATCCACATCACGTTCATTATTAATTGTGTTATAAAAATTAATTTCTACAGGACCACTGTCAATTTGTTGAACAATCGGTTGGACTGCTCTTGTCGCTAGCGTAGACAGATTAGAAGCAATGTTATCTTGTTTATTTATTCCATATAAATTTAACTTTTTAAAAGTATCATCAACCATATTTGAAATGTTATTAAGTGCGGATTGTAACACATTACCTTTGGTTGACTTTTGGTTTGGAGCATTATAAAAATCTTTAAAAATCTGCTCTCTGAAACCAGCTACTTTCTTACCTATCTCCAACCACTTTCCAGACTCTACAAATTCCTCTTCTAATATCTTTTGAAAAGGATCTCCACTCTCTAATACACTACGAATATAACGAGCAACAGGATTATTTTCGCTCATACCACTATTAACATCATAACCTTCAAGCTCTTTACCAACTTGTTTAAGTGCATCCCTCATGTCTACGGGTAAATGGGTAATCCAATCATTAAGATAGTCACCATCTTCCAATATTGCCTCAAAATAACTCCGAAGAGGATTATTATTATTCATGTCGTTTAAAGTGGAGCTATTGAAAGTATTTAACGTAGTTTCTAATACCGTATACACTGAATTTGCTAAGTTTTTAGCTGCCGCAAGAACTGTTGACATTGATTGTTCCATACCAACAGCAAGCCCGGCACCAACTTGTTTACCAACCTGATCCCTCATTTTTCGAGATGGACTATGGATGTCGAAGAAGGAAGTAAAACCGTCAAGAATATCGTTACCAATAGATTTCACCTTATTTAACACTTTACCAGCCATGCTACCTAGACCATCTATCAATCCACTTATGATATCTTTACCTATCTTGAATAAATCAATCTTCTTTAATGTATCAACAATCTTCGGTACAATATCTGTCACGATTGTAGAACCTAATTTTCCAACCATACTCACAATACCTTTTATTAAAGCCCAGATCAGTTGAACACCAGCTTCAAGGATTTTAGGTAGATTCTTAATTAACTCTCCTGCTAAAGTAACAATTAGCTTTAATGCTGCTGCAATTAATTCCGGTATCACCTTTACGATCCCAGCAATCAACATAAGTAAAATTTTCACTCCAGCTTCCAGTATCTTCGGCAAGTTTGCAATTAATGTGGATGCTATTTTGACAATTAAATCTAATGCTGCATTAATAAGCTGTGGTAACACTTGTACGATACCATCAATAATGGCCATTAAAATCTTTACACCGGATTCAATTATTTTAGGTAAGTTTGTTAATAAAGTATCCGCCACTTTGGTGATAAGATTTATCGCTAAATCAATAAGTTGCGGTAGCATTTTAATGATTCCGTCTATCAAGCTAGTTAAAACCTTAACACCAGCTTCAATTATCATAGGTAAATTCGCTGTAATGGCTTCAATTAAAGTTGTAATGACTGTAATAATTGCTAAAGCAATCATAGGTAAAGCTTGTGTGATTCCTGTGATTAATGAAACTAATAAATTTATTCCCATTTCAATTAGCTGGGGTAAAAATGACATAATTCCATTAATAATAGTTTGAATAATCGTTACAGCTATTTGGATTAACTGTGGAAGCATCTGCATAATTCCATTTATTAAAGTTAGAATCAATTGAAGTCCTGTTTCTATCAGAGTAGGTAAGACTTGTACAATCCCAGAAATTAAAGTTTGAATAATTTGTATTCCCGTTTGTATAATCATAGGGAGATAGGTAGCAATCATCTGCGAAATTGTATTTATAATCCCAACAATGGCTTCAAGCACAATTGGAGCCGCTACAACCAAACCATTCACAAGGCTTGAAATCATTTGTGATCCGGCTTCAAGAAATTGCGGTAATGCTGTTGTTACGAAATTGGCTATATTAGTAAAGATATTCGTAATAGTTTCAAGGATAATTCCTGAGTTTGCATTCAAATACTCTGCAATCGCTGGCAAATAACGAGATACAGAGATGAGAACACCAGGAAGCCCACCAATAATCGCTCCCGCTATAGTAGGGCCAATGGTCTTAAAAATTTCACCTAACTGGCTAAAATCTCCCGAAAAAACAGCTTTTACTGCATCAAAAAGATGAAGGCACGCTTCGCGTATCTTACTGACTGCCAATCCTATTATTTCAGCCGCATTTTGAAATCCTTTTGGTAAATGAGTAATCCAATCATTTAAATAATCTCCATCAACAGCCGTATAAAATAGATATTTACCTAGTGAAGATAATGCGTGCCCAAAGTTTTGAACACTTTCAATTACACCATTTATGCTATTTTTGAATCCTTCATTGGTCTGCCACAAATTCCGCATCCAAATAACCAATCCGGTAATAGCTGCGGATGCGGCTATTACTCCCCCAACTACCAATGCAACTGGACCAGCAACAGCCCCCATACTTACGCCAAATATACCAGCTATACTGGATAAGGTGACAAACACTGGGGCTAAAGCCATGCATGCTCCAACAAGTATTCCAAGCGCTGTTACAATTGTTGTAATAGCTGCTGCTAATGCTGGATGTTCTGAAACAAAGCCCGCAAAAGCACTAATTACATCAGCAATGACTCCCAAAACAGGTTCAAGTGCCATTTTCAAGTCGTTCATAGCTTTTTGAAACTTTACAGCTGGGCTGGCATCCATTTTCTTAATCATTTCATTTAGCTGTTCTTGATTCTTGTTCAAATCTATAACTTTATCTTGAGCACCAATAAGTGTATTGGTTATATTCTGGCCTTGATCTTCATACATCGTTCCGAAAAGCTTAACACCAATCTCATTTCGCTTTGTTTCATCTTCAATACTAACTAGCGCTTTCGCAATCTCTGTCATAGCTGCCGAACCTTCTTTACCGCCTTTAGCGACAGATTGCCCCCACTTTTCTAACTGATCAGCCGAAATTTTAGTGCCTTCAAGAGCTTCTTTCATAGACTTGTCGACACCTTGACCAAATTCAGCCGCTTTAATACGCCCTTCTTTCAGTCCATCTAAGAGATTATCAATCATTTGTATTCAACGTGATTCGCAACGTCACGCCCGTTCTTATGAACTGCTATACGTCACCGTATAGATTAGACTATATCTTCAACTACTTGAGTTGCTCCCCGTTTCGAGTGTCATTTGCTTACACCCTACGTCTCTCGACTAGTCGTTGCACGTTCCTTAATTAAAAGGCTTCGCTCAGTATTGTCTCATTTGAGAGTTCCACTGAATTAAAGGAGTTTTTCATTGTATGTCGCCATACAAGGGAACTATAATCTAATTCCAGGTACCTGTATCAACACCAGCCTCCATAATCGCTTGTACTTCTTCAGCATTGTAACCTGCTCGTGTTAGCTGCCCGCCATATTCAGCGATAATGTCCAATTGCTCAGGAGGAAATCCGATTTTTAACAGCCGATTCGTTAACCCTAAGGCCGTATCACTAGTTATCCCTAATTCATTACCAATTTCATTCGCTTCTTGAATTAACTCAGTAAAATCTATTCCTGCATAAGCACTTGCAATGGCTCCTGCTCCTTTTACAATGGAAGCATTAGCCTTATCGCTTACAGTTTGATTTAATGCCCATTGTCTACGTGTACCCTCCAGTGCTTCTTCCACATCAACACCATAAGCTTCTAAACCGCGAACCGCTTCTTCTACTGATTTTTTAGAGGATGCCGGAACTTCAAAAGAGACGTCAATTTTTGTTTTTAACTTAGAGGTATCAAGCGCTTGCTCAATGGCTCCTGAAATACCACCGCCAGCCATTAATCCACCTAGAATATTTTCTAAGCCTATATCTAATTCTTTGAAACTGTGCGACGCTCTCTCTGCTTCTCGTGAAAGGTCTCTCAAATCATTTCGAACTTGTTGTAATGAGTTCCCATCATCTATAGAACGAAGAGATCGCTGTAATTTCTCAATATCTGCTTCTGAACCTAATGCTTCACGACCGATGATTTGAATTGCTTGTTCTAACTGCCTAGCTGTCGCTGTACCGTTTCGTATTGCGTTTGTAAGGTTATTTCCTAATGCATTTGCAAAATGATCTACACTCGTTTCAGTCGCATCAAAGAATGTCTTTAATTGTTTCGTTGCGTTTTCTTGTTCCTGCAAACTTCTATTTGTCGCACTTAATTGATTCTGCAACTGCTGTTCTGCTGTCCGAGCTTGTATAAGCTGCGTTTCATATCTTTGGATTTCACTAGCATTTTCACCATACTGCTGTTTGGCTTGATCTAACTGTTTCTGATAGTTTTGTACTTTACTAGCTGCAACAGTATGTTGCTCTCCAAGATTATCTATTTTTAAACGTAACTTCTCTATTTCTGAAGCATTCTCACCAAGCGTCGCTTTTTGTAACTCGTATTGAGCATTCAACTTAGAAAGAGAAGATTGCAACTGCTCTTCCTGTCCTTTTAGCTCTTTCAGTTTTTGAGCTGCCTTAGCTGTTTCGCTTGTTCTTTCCTGTTCAGCATCTCTCGCCTGTTTTAAACTTTCAGAAGTTTGTTTAATACTATTCGCTAACTGTTGTTCCGTTATTTGCTGACTTCTTAATTTTGATTCTAGCTTTGCTACAACAGTAGAATTTTCTCCGTACAATTCTTTAGCACGTTGTAAATGTTCCGCTGTTGCTTGCGTAGCCCTTTGTGCAACTGCATACTGTTGGGAAAGGTTTTGAAGCTTTGCTTGTAGTTTTTCTGAATCAGTAGCATTTAATTTCATCTGCTCTTCTTGCAATTTCATTTCTTGACGAAGTTTTTTCGTTTCCTGATTCATGCCCTTCATAGCATCATTAAAATCTTTATTTTGCGCTTTAAATATAACTTCAACTTCCGAATTATTTCTTGCCATTATCTCACCTACCTTTACTTGGGATTGTTACGCCATGCTTCAAACGCTGTAATCCCTGCGTAAATACGCTCAACAGACGAAATTGGCTCATGCCAAAAAGTCTCTGGATCTATTCCAGAGACTAGACAATACAAGACGTATTTATCTTCCACACATTCAATTTTAATGTCTGGATTTTTTACTTTTTTTCACCGTTACCGCCGCTATTTGTACTTTTTTTCAGTGCTGCGGCAAATTGATTTGGATCTTGACTAATTACATCAACAACCAGCTTCGTATATAGTTCCATAGATTCTGCTAATGAATCATGATACTTCTGTAAGAAATCATCAAATGTTAACTTTTCTTTTTGGTTTGCGCCTTTAAACGCCATATAAATCACTTTATGAATACTTGTTTGATCGATTTGTTCTAAAGCTGATAAATCTTTATTATCCTCATTCCTTAATCCATCTAATGCTTGGAATTTCACGATATCAGCAATAATTGAACTAGTAATAAGCCCTTCTTCTTGGCCTTTTTTCAAAGCGTAATTGGTTAAAAACGCCGGATAGTTCTGTTTATTAATAAAACGTTTTTCATACTCACCTTCTACTTCTACAAATTCGACTTCTTTTAATGTTATTTTTTGTACTTTCATCTGCTATTTCCTCACTTTCATTTTCTTCTCATTTAAATCCAAAAGAAAAAGCCCTGTATGAAACTAGGGCTTTAAGCTGAAGTTGTTCCTTTAACAAGAGCTGAATTAAATTGTGTATGCCACTTTTGAGCGACTGTTGCATCTGCTAATTCATCCACAAACGCTTCATAATAGAATTTATTTAAATCATCTGGTAAGGCCGAGAATTCTAATTCCATCATAGCCAATTCCTCTTCACCACTCGCAATTGAAAACTTAAAACCAGAAGAATTTGAGCAATTTGGAAACGCAATCAGTTTTACAACATCATCAAAATCGTCTACTACATCTGCTGTAAATACAAAATCATTTCCTTTAGACTCGCTTCCATATGCCCAAACACCTGGTTTTAATCCTACTGTATCAAATCCAAAATAATCCCTTACTACTTTAACAGGAATATGTGCCGAAACAGTTACCTTAATTTCAGTAGTCTTTGATTTCTTTTTTAACGTCACACCACCGCATACCTTTTTCATTTCTTTGATTTCTGGTTCCCCTTCAATTGTCCCTACACATCCGAATTTTGTACCAGGTTCTTGCGTACCTTTCTTCTTAAATTGAATACTTGCATTCGCAATTGACATAGAATTAAATTCTTCAATCGTTTTAGCCATTTATAATTCCTCCTCTAATACTTTATCTACACCTTTGTGTAATTTTTCTAGAATCTTAGGTTTTGCATTCATAATCCCACGTTCTGCAAATCGTTGTTCTAATGGATTATGCGGACCTCTCCCTTCGTTTGGGAAGACTAAATATCCAAACGACCCTTTCTTATTAGCCGCTCCACCCCTAGCTTTTATCTTAAAACCCAAATTCATTTCTTCACTTTTTGACCAGTTACTATGTTTGGCATGTACTTTATTTTGAACGCTCCATTTAGAGCGAGATACTCGAATAAGCTTTGTAATCTCTTCTGTCGCAGTTTGGACACCATCTGTATGAAGAATCTTGTTGATAACAGGTTCCATCTTGTTTGGTAACTGTCGCATCTTTTCTTCGAGTTTTTCTATCGCTGTATAATCAAGATTAAATGCATTCAATCGGAATCACCCTCTTAAACGTAAAAACAACACGATCAATATAACGATCTGTATCTTTCAATTGAAGTCGATCGCTTTTTGTGCCGACAAAAGATACCATTTTCACTTTACCAATCCATGAAATAATATCAATGACCTGTTCATCTAAATTCAATTGATTTTCCGATAAATAACTAATATATATACTTTGAGAAATCGAACGCTCATTTGAAGAGGGTTGAAACTCACCATATTCTAAAATAAAACAATTATATCCCTCTTCTGTTAGCTGCGATTCTTCATCTTCTGCTAGTTCATCCTCAACAACTAAAAGCTTAAATCCGTCTTCAATGGCTTTTTTTATGCCGCTTCTTTGCTCTTTCATAAGCTTTTTAGATTTTTCATTCACGAGATTTCACCACCTGCTGCAAATAAAAGAAAAGGTATTGTTTATTAGAATCATGATCCGCTTTAATCACGTCATATTCGATTCCATCCATTAATACCTTAAGTTTATTTTTATTTATTTTTCTAAATGAAGGTGGATATAGCGTTTTAACTTTTAAATCTAACCCCGTTGTTAAAACCCCTACCATTTTGTAATCACTGTCCCGTAAAGACATCACTTTATAGGCAAGTTTTCCTTCTTCACGAAACTTCTCACCTATTCTTTTCCCCTCTTCTGAACGCTCTGTTTTTTTATATCCGTATTGTAGAAATCCATCATTTAAGGTTTCTCTATACGATTTTAGAACCATTGATTACACCAACTTTTCCTAAAGCCACATCTAAAATAAGCCTGGATAATTCACTTTTATAATTTTTTTCAAACTCATCACCTGCATTGTTATAGACATACCGACACCGTTCTAACAGCAAATCTTTAGGCGTTAGCTCCTTTGAAAAATCAAAAGACGCATTTGTTAAACCCAACAAATACGCCTCTCCTTTTTCCAAAAGTTTTATTAAACTAGCATCCTCTTCATTCCACGTGATTTTAAGAACATCTTTTAATTCTTGCAACAGATTATCCATTCACATCACCTTCTAATAAAGTGACTAGTTCGGCCTTCGTTGCATTAGACTTGTATTCAATACCACTTTGATCTAACAAAGACTGAATCTCTACCTTCGTTAATGCTGAATAATTCCTCTCTTCAACAGGAGAGGATGGATTAGGGCGTTGTAGTGCCTTCTTTCGGTTCTAGCGCTGTAATGTCAAATACAGTGAACGAATCAGGATCTAACGGACGACCATTTGCAAGTTGACGAACGAGATATAAACGTTGATCTTCAATTAAACGGATTGTATCGTCTGATTCTAAACGTTGTTCTGAAGCAACTCCCATAAAGTAATCTTTCGGTTTACCAGAGATCATTGTATTTAGTGGGACGGCTGGCGACTGGACCATCGTTAAACCTGGCACTCCAAAATTATCATATGTCCAAGTACCATCATCTTTACGTTTTGCACCAATCGGGAAAAATTTTGTTGCATAATCCAAAGGATTCACAATAAGCGTTACCCCTGTATAGCGTTTCGTTCCTCCTTTAGTAGTAGGAGCTAAGATTTTTTTACCGATTGTTACAGGAGTAAAGTCTTCTAAAACAACTTTCTTTTTATCTGGATAAATACCATCTGTTACTGATCCTTTTAAATCTTTGATCATACCAATTGGTTGTTTTTTCCCTGTCCCCATAACAATAACTTTTTCTAATTCTTCTGCTACAACTTCTTTCATAAATGCACGCACATACTTATCTAACCACTCAGGACCTAGTTCAAACATAGCTTTACATACAACTAAAAACCCGCTAAGTTTGTACATTCCTTCTTCAATTGTTTCAAAACCTTCGTCAATCATTTCTCTAATTGAGTCACATACATCGCCCCAAAACGCTGTCGTAGTGCCCTCTTTTCTAACAACCCATTGTGTCTTTGCTCCTACGGTTTGGAAATTAACAAGAGAAAGTAACGGATGTTCCTTTTCTAAATCTTCAAAAACTCGTTCGAAAACAGTGGGCGGCATCAATTGATGTGTTTCGCTAAATGATTTAACTTCAATTGCTGCATTATAAAATTTCTTTTCTTCATTTGTTAAAACACGCACACCGCGAGAGGCCAACACTTGAGCATCCCAATTTTCATTTTTGGCTTGTTGTGCTTCATTAATTACATCATTCATCATATCCTGAAAATGCTGCATATTGTTCTCCATGTTTGCAACAATACGTGCCGCTACCGCTTGTGCATCACCTGTTTCAAGCGCCTCTTTTACATTATTAATTTGTTGATCTTTATTTTCGATTACCGGACGATCTAAATTTTTAATAGTCATCTTATTCCCTCCTGTTTTTAAGACAATAAAAAAAGCACTGCTTTACGCGCGCTTAAATTTGTTAAGTATATTTTCAGTTGAACCTGCTGCTACTGGTTCATTCTGCTGTTTATTTTTATTTCGGAATTTCTGAAGTACATTATTTTTAAATTCCTCTGGATCTACCACATCGTCATCTTCTACATGTTCATTTACTTTGTGAGCCAATCCAATTTCTACTGCCTCATTGGCGGTAAACCATGTTTCATTCGCAATCATTGTCTCAATTTCTGAACGTCTCCCTTGATAACGAGTCATATAAATATCCGCAAGCGATTTGTCAATTCCTTCAAGAGCATTCAATGTCTTACGAATATCTAATTTTGTCCCCCACGTCCATGTAGAAGCTTCATGAATCATTAACATAGAACCTGTATTCATAATTAGTTCGTCTGCTGCCATTGCAATAATAGATGCGGCGCTTGCTGCCAGTCCATCTACGTTAATGATGATTTTTGCCGGATGGTTTTTAAGTTGGTTATAAATCGCAATCCCATCAAATACATCCCCACCAGGACTATTCAGATTGATATTAATAACATTAGCCGAAGTAGCTTTTAATGTTTTCTCAACATCAACTGCTGATGTAGAATCACTCCACCATGATTCGCCAATATCACCATAAATCGTTATGTCCAACGAATCAGCTTTTGCTTCTGCTTTAAATGCATGTTGGACATTAGCTAGATGATTATACTGTTCATTTTTATAACGTCTCATTCTTTTCACCTCCCTCCAAAGAATCAGCTTCTTGATAGTTCTTTGTAACAAAGCGTTTATTTGCCCATTCTTCTTCAATTGGCTCTCTACCTAGAATAGTTAAGATATCATTGATAGATAAGCCACCTATTGCAAAGAGCTTATCTAATGCTGTCGCTAGTTTGGTAATATCAACAACTTTAATTTTCGTTGTATCAATCTTTAAATAGGACCGTTTCAAGAAATCCTTTTTCTTGTACATCTTACGATTAAATTCATCTTGGATTAGTTTCGCAATGGGATTAATACAAAAGGCTAAAAAAGAATCCATTTGTTTTTCAATATCTGAAACGTCACCCTTCAAAATACCTACAGGAACATGGAAGGCTATGGCAACATAATTGAAAATATCATTAATTAAGGCTGCTATATCCCTACTCGTTCCGTTACTTGAGGTACCTTTCTGACCATCGCTAAAATCCTCAAGACTATAACCATCTTGTAATTGAAATGTAGATGTTTCTTTATTTGGATCTAACCAATTTTTAAGTTGATTATCAAATAACTCATCTACTTGTTTTTGTGTTTCGTCATCTTGTGCTCTAAAAAAGTTCCCCTTTAGTAAGAACCGCTTACTGTTCTTTCGTTTGTAATAATTAATGGACGATATTAATAGTTTCCCTAAACTTTCATACATTCCATCGATTACTTGCATAATGTTTTCATCATTTAATTTAAAATATAAAACCTCAGACTCTTTATATTCTCGCCTCAAACTTAAATCACCAATAACAACATTCTTGTATTCATTTTCTTTAAATGCATAATGATCTACCGTAAATTCATCAGCAATATACAATTGGTCATTTGACATAATAACCAAACACTCATTATCATCGATTAAATGATGCACAAGACTATGCATAAATTCAGAAGCATTTTGATTTTGATTCGGTTGAACATTTAGTAGATAGTAATTTTCTCCACGAATTTCTTTTCCCTTATCAAACGTTTGTATTTCACACATTGTAAGTGCATTTGCAATCAAATCAATACAACTTTCCACTGCTAACTTCTTATAAAAATAATCTACTTTTAATTCATAATCACAACCATCTACAGTTCTAAAATTTTTACCACTCAAAAACCCTTTAAACCAATCAATTACCCCCATTTCACACCTCCTTTTAACCACCGAATACTCTAAACATTTTCTTAATTGTCTCTTTTGTAATAGGGATTCCTTCTTTTAACATTCCATCTAGAGTTAGGGCATGTATTAACGCCATAAATCCATCCGTTTTACGTAAATAAGGTTCGATTTTTTCATAACTAATATTTCCTTTTGAATCTTTATCTACATACACATTATTGGTGTACCAACGCATCATACGATCTGCACCGTATACAATGCTCTCCGTTGCAAACATTTCTTCCACTACAGGTTGTAGCTTGGTATGTGTTACCTTTCCACTACGAGCTATCTCAAGATGAAAACCTGCTTCTTCAAAGATTTGTTTAATATAATTAATCCTATATAAGTCTGAAGCGATTGATTTTATATTGTATATTTTCGCTTGTTTAATAAACCATCCTAGAATATGCTCTGGTTTATTAATGACATCATCGATAATCGTTACAAGCCCTTCATCTATCGCTACTTGAATATCAATTTTAAAGTTTTTATTCTTTAATGCTTGACGATTAATAAAAGTATGATGTTTCCAGTACCTTTTCCCTTTATATTTAAATAACAAACCTACACCAACAAAATCATTAATATCCGAGAAATCAATACCACCTACACAAGTCTGTCCTTTTAATTCCTCCAATGGAAACTCTTGATCAGTAGCTTTTATTTGCTCCCAACTTGCTACAGAGAACATCGTTTCTTCTTGTGGTAAATTCATACGTTTTGTCATGAATTCAATCCGTGCGGAAGGTCTCGTTTGCATGTTCTCATATTCTGTTTCCATCTCTTGCTTCAAATGAGGAAAATAAGGTAATGAAGGGTTTGCCTTCTCCCACATTTCAAAATCATCCACTTCACTTTCATCATCTAATTTACAGAGAAACGGAAACATGCGTGAATTAGGGAGTTCCTCATTCAATACTTGCCTAGCCACATCTTTAAAATCATCGAGTACACCGCCACGCACATCTCCATCTGTAGTTAAATAAAAACGGCGTGGATGTTGTACCTTCCCTAATGCTGATGTAAATACTTTGATGTTGTCATAACTTTCGTAGGCATGAATTTCATCAAAAATAACAACCCCAGGACGTAAACCATCTTTTGTCTTAGCGTTGTTCGTATAATATTTAATTTTCGATTTTGTTTTCTTGTATACTATTTTTTCTAACGTCCATTTAAAGAATTTCTTCATTCTCTTTTTGTACTCTTCTAATACATCATGAACATCCATAAACGACGTTAAAGCTTGCTCTTTTGAAGTAGCTACAATATCAACGTTATATCCTCGAATCCCTTGTTTGCTAACTAAGTAGAAAGCAAGCGCTGCAATGAATCCATTTTTCCCAGCACCACGGCCCATCAAAATTAAAAACTCATTAAACACAAGCGTTCCGTCATCATAAAACAAACCTACACAGCAAGCCAAAATAAAATCTTGATGTGGTAATAATTCAAACGGAAAATACCTTTCAATAAATTCTTTTGCTTTTGTAATTTCATCATGATTGATAACGATGTTGTTTTGGCTGAGTTTCTTCTTTAGAAGTCCCATTAATAGTTTGACTTCTTTCGATGACTTCACCCGGCCGCTTTCGACCATATTTATATAGTTATCAATATAGGGGTGATACTTATAATTCGTCATCGTCATCACCTGTATTTGGATTTTGCAAATTCATCTTTTTAATTAACTCTGTCATACTACGAATAGTTTCCCGGTATTCCTTTCCGGCTGGATTAGGTTTAATTCCTTTTTGCCCTCCACCGTTATCCCATGTAACCATACGTTCTTTCTTCCATTCTCTTTCCAATGCTTTTGATGCATCCCACAATGCCATGTATTTATCGACCAAATCAATGTACACCGCACTGTCCATTTCTTCATTTTCCAATTGTTGTAATAAATCTTGTTTAACTTGCATCTTTTTAGAGAGTTTTCGCAACTATACCCCCCCTTTACTTAAAAAAATAAAAAATATATTTTCTCACCACCTCCCCCCGTTGATCGGTCCTCCTACTAAAAGCCAAACTTTTTGACCGGGGGGTGTTTAAGAAACCAATTCAAAGTAAGCTTCAATAAAATCCAAAATAAAAAAGACTTCTTCGCTAGAAATCTTTAGGATGTCTGTCGTAAATATTAAATTCTCTTCTTCTTGTAATCTTTCTCTAACAACAGTAAGTTTAAGTCGTTTACACTTTCTTGAGTTCACACAGTCTCTTATTTGGCAGTAACGCCAGTAAGAATACTTTCGGAACTGATTAAGCATATCGCGTTCATATGACGTACGCTCGTCCTTCTCAGCGTATTGAATCATCATGTCAGTATCAAATGTCCAACTACCATCAACAATAATCATAGCTACCACCGTTCCTCATTCATGAACTTAGGTACCTTCTTATCAACCTTATCTAATCGATCATGCACTTCATTGTGACATCGAATACATAAGCATTGTAGGTTATCTAAATCCATTGCTAAATGTGGATGTGTCTTCACTTCTTTAAGATGATGCACATTCTCAGCAGGTTTGTATTTACCTTTCGACTTACACATCTGACACTCATGATTATCACGCTGTAAAGCCTTGAGTCTTAGTGCTCTCCATTCTTTAGACTTATAGAACTTCATAAGCTTACCTTCTCTTATGAGCTTAATATAGTCCATCGTTAACACACCGTCCTTGCTCTTATGCATCTAGGCTTACGATCTAACACTTGAGACTTCAGAACCTTTACCACAACAGTATAAGGAAAACTAATACGTTCTTTATATTCCAGTTCTTCTTCATACACTAAAGCTTCTTTGATTAGATCATTAAATTCTTTGGCCTGTTCACTCATAATAGTAAAAGCCTCATGGATTACCTCAAATACTTCTCTTAATGTTACACTACAAACAATTACACCTTTCATCTCTTCACCTCTTCTTTAACTTCCTCCAAAAAAATATATCTTCTTTGAATGTATAAACTACAATTAAAGAAAGTGTTGGACTTTTAATGATGCCGAATTTATGTAGAAAGTATGAGAGCAATCCATTTTTATAATATCTCTTAGCCCACCTAACTTGAGCAATCCATATTCCTAATAAATCCTTCACTTACTCACCCCTTATCTTTCTGTATAAGCACTCGTTCAACATCACACGAGCAGATGTTCATGTTCTTCTTGTAATAGTTATTGATCATGAATTGCAGCATGTCTATTTGATTCTCTGTTAATGGCTTACCATTACATTTCGTTCTTCCACTAAGTTTCAGGTACTTTCCTAACTTAAACACATCTACAAAAGCACCGTTACATTTCGGGCAAACAGTTACTTCTTGATATTCATCTTCTCGTGCTTGATATGTTTTAATTTGATAGTCACAAGCTAAACAGCATCTAGAAACATAACACATCTATCCTCACCCCTTATCTTTCCCTAACAGATCATCCAACAACTTATTGATTACACTTGCTATAGCTTCTTCTTTCTCTTCAAATGTCGCGCTCTCTTGTAATTCGTCTAACACTTTGATTACATCTGGCAATCGCTCTAATCCAACATACTGTTTTATCTTCTTTTTACTACGAAGAGCGCGAAGGATTATGCCGATGATTATTGTTTTTTCCAGTTTATTAAAGTCTATTTGCATTTACATTCACTCTCTCAAGCATCGTTTCATGAATTCCTTTAGCTAACTTTTCCGCATCTACTTCTTGAGGTTTCTTCAGTAACTCTTCAATGCCTTTTGTTAATAGATACTGTTCCGTTTCCTTCGACAAAACAATATCCGAAGGAAGTTTATTTGTTGTTATAACATCAATCAGAAAATCTTCTACCATACTCTGACCATCACAAAGGAACATTCCTGCCATCAACTTAATGTCATGCGTCTTGTTTCTTATTAAATAAGAAAGCTGTTCAAGTTCTTTATAAATCTCTTTCTTTTTATTATTGATAATTGTTTGTTCTATCGTTCCTAATTTCTCTTCCTGCTTTTCTAGTGGCGCAAATTTCATTGGTCTTGTTGGGCCTCCACATCTAACACAACTTAATCCATCGGTATGCTTTGCAAGAATAACCGTTTTGCAATTTTCATCCATACATTCAATCATTGTTTTAAATTTCATCACTTATCCTCCTCCATAATCAAATGTTCCAGTCCTTGAACTGCTTTATCATCTAAACGAATATCCATCAATCCCAAAATCTTAATTACGTCTTCTAACGATTTGATTTTACTCGCATCAATCTTATGAGGATATCTCGGTCTAAGATAAATACTACCTTTCTTTTTCTGTGTTAATTCCTGTTCATCCATATTTCATCCCCCTCCAAAATAAAAAGCACCCAAATGGATGCTTTTCTCTCAATTATTAATTTATATTTAGATTGTGGTACGTGAAGTTTTATTCTTTTTCCAATTACCTAATGTTGCTACACACATCTGCGCGAACATTATTAGGTAACTGGAAGAAGAGCAAAAGCTCTCCTTATTAACGGTGACATTCAATCAGTACCATCTGCTGGTTTCGGATTTTATGTGCCGTCATTATGAAGCCGTTTAGAAATTTAGAAACAACATAGTGAGTTGTGTTTTCCGCCACTTCTCACAATACAAATATATCATGTTAAAAACCAAAACGTGTCCGCAAATCGTTCGCAAATAGTCCGCAGATAGTTCACGAATAGTTCGCGTTTTTGATTTATGTATTTTTTCACATCGTTTTTCAGCCTCTTTCCGCATAGTTTTGAATAAATATGTTCTTTAATCTTAGAAAATGAATTAGCTATAACCTGGATTGTGTTAAATTCACCTATTCCGTTTAACCTTAGATATACCAATCTCTTTCGCATTTTATAAAAATGAATTTGACACTTTCAGTTTAAAGCTAATTCAATAAGTGTTAAAAAAATAAAGGAGCTAGATTCTAAACTTCCTTTGATAATCATTTAATGTATCTTGCTCCATTCCAATGTATCTCAATGTTTCTTTCTGATCTGTATGATTTAACATCTTTTGCAAAGCAACTACATCCTTAAATTGTTTGTAATGATGATACCCATATGTTTTTCTGAGTGAATGAGTTCCTATACGTTCTAACCCAAACTCTTCTGCTGCTTGATTTAATATTACATAAGCCATAGCACGAGTAATCGGTTTATTCTTTCCATTCCTGCTCTTAATCAAATATTCGTTCTTCGGCTTTCCTTCTGTATAATTTCTGATAGCTCTCTTCAATTCTGAAGGCATCTTCACGTCTTTAATTTTCTTCGTTTTCTTTTCACGGATTACAATATTCCATCCCTCTACATCACGAACACGTAAACGTAATATATCCGATATTCTGAACCCTGTATTAATACCAAGAAGAAACAAAATGTAGTTCCTCTCATTCTGTTTCTTATAAAACTCTTTTATCTCTTGTATTATTTCTTTATCGCGAATCGGTTGTACAATGTTCATACTACTTCTACCTCTTCATTTTGCGCCTTTTGTTTAAATACTTCTTTTCGCAAACTAAAAGCTAAACGTAATAAAGCTTTGCCTTTCACTTTATAATACGTGGTTCTACCTAACTTCACTTCATCCATTATGTCTGGATCGTAACCCTTTTCTTCCTCCATATAATACATATGAATTATTTGTCTTTCTCTTTTTGGCAGCCTGTTAACAGCTCTATGAACCCAATTCATAAATTTATCTCTAGCCATCTCATATTGTATTCTTTCAATTGCTATGTTTTCAGTAGAACTATTAAACTCATTCGTTACAGATGGAGGAACAATTGAATACGATGCGGTTACTTTAGGTAAAATGTCACTTGGCATTTGAGATAAATACATACGATACTCCTCAAATACTTTTTCAACTTCATTTTTTGTCTCTTCTTCATCTAAAACAGGCATTTTAAATGTTAATTGTTTATTCATATTAAATTCCTCCATTGTTATTATTTTTGTCTTAATGCTCCACGTCTTCGTTCATAACGTGGTCCGCGAATTCCCATTAATTCTTCAATGTCACGAGTACTTAATTTCTCTATTTGTTTTTTCTTATTTTTCTTCTTAGTTTGTTTTGTTTGCTTTTTCCACTCGCGTAGCTGATCTCTTAACACCTTCATTTCCCCATCTCCCTTTTCAAAATAAAAAGGACACCTATTCCTAAAACAGTTATACTTGCTGTTTTAGTGAATTGGCGTCCTCTAGTTTTCTAGCCGGACTGTATTCATTTGTAATCTCGAATTTTGTCTAAAGTTTGTGTTTTTTATTCGTTTAGCTGCTACATCTGTCCTGTTATAATAAATGTAACATTGCCATTCGAAAAAAGTGACTTGTCCCCAATACAAGTTGCTTTTTTCTTTTTATTTTCAAAGGATTATTTTATTCAAAAACACATTCTAAATGTTCGTTGTATTCTTC